TTGTTTTAAAAATTCTGTAATACCGAAAGTATACCAGTTCTTCTGAATATTAACAACCATACCGGCATAACTCACATAGCGAGCTAACTCAGCTAAATCAGGGGTATCTTCAGTTGTCATATCTCCATCGTCACCTTGTGCCAATCCCGCCTTATACTTACCATTCGATATCTTTTCAACAAGCCGTTGAGTGACTAAGTTAAACAAACTACCACAGAAAGATGTGACATACAAACCACTTGGCATGCCTTTTTCCCATTTACCAGTTTTAATTCCATCAGCATCATAAACGTCAATATTACCGAATAAAGAATGTAGTATAGTCTGACATTGACGCCCTTCTTCATCAAGACGGTCCATTAATAAACGGTTCCAAGCCTCCCAGAATTTAAAACTCACGTTATAATCAAAACTTTCAAAGTCAATGGGTATATGGTATCGCAAATCAATATCTCTTTGTATAGTTTGTATCTTATCTTCAGCAGAAGTAAACATTGTCAATTGTTTTGATATAGATAAATGCCCATCGAGTAATGACTCTAATAAATACTTTTGTCTGATATACATACCAATTGGTGCATTAACTATATTCCTTCCTTTTACTCCTTTTTCATCTGGTTTCACAAAGGCACGTAACCCATCAGCTAATATTCCTTCTCTGGAAACAAGTCGCGCTAACTGCTTATCTGTCAAAGATAAAGCACTTCCCAACTTAGTTTTAATTCTTTCATTCTTATATTCCAGTTCTGAATATTTTGAAGCACCACTATTAGCCCATGTGTATCGTGCTTTTGTAAATGCGTCTAAAGTATGATATTTGTTACCTCCAGTACCAGTCTGAGGACCTAAAATAGTACACATCTCGGCATATATTTGATCAACTGTGAATGAACATTCAGGACCAGGTTCTGTCAACCATCTATGAACATCGTCTTTGAAAATGCGATCTTTTGCTTTTGGAAATCCAACTAAGTTTCCTAAATCTATAGCTTTCATCCAAATATTGGGTGGATAAATGCGACTCATTTCTTTCTTAATATATGTGTTTAATGCAGAAACAAGTTTAGCCATTTCTTTAGGTTCCAAACGTGAAAAGATGAGAGCTAAACGCCTTGCGTTTTGAAAATTACATCTGGTAAAATAGTCTAGATAGATATTAAAAATGTTACCAGTTGTATTTACAGTTTTTGCCCTCACTACTCCAATTTGAGACCAAGTATATTCGTGTCGTTGGTTGATATGCCTTGGTGATATTTTCAAACCAATAAGTACCTCTCTAATTTTGGCAGCTAATTGGACTTCGAAAGGTATGAAGCCAATTCGCCATTTGTGCGCAATGGTGTTTCGATTAGGGACGAAAATATTTTGACAACACTGCCTTTTTCAAGGTAGAGCTGTCAAGTATCATCATCTCAGAAGTGTCGCCAACGTTGAACTCAAAAGTGGAACGAAGTATTGGTATAGTATAGTGCAAATCAATGGCCAATGCTGAAGTTGATCCAAATATCTCAGTTTCCAGAGGTCTAGGTGTTAGGAGCTGTTCATCGCCGGTCGAATTATATGGATTTGTGTCGACAGATGAACCTATTGTAGCAAGTGTTATCCAATTGCCTGGAAACTGTACATATGAATATTCGCTGGTAGAATTCAGGACAACCAGTAAATTGGTCTGATTACTGGCAATAGCTAAGTAATTCCAAGGGAACCTTTTTGCACTATCGAAATACGTAACATAGTGATTACCTTGTAATAGTTTGAGTTTCGTTTTACCACCTGATGTATTGAAGTACTCTCGTTCGACATTGTTAGCATAAAGTTGATTAACTCTTGGCGGAATATAGACTCTCGTTTGACCCAGTAAGTTAAGATATCCAAATATTGATGTAAACGGATAAACTATCGTTCCTATGGTAGGCACAATTACATCCAACGCGAAAACATCTCTAGGGTAAAGCATTGAGGCATTAGATGCTAGTGTATTGACTTCAATTGCAGAACCAGCCCATGTATAATCAAGTATCATATCATTACACAACTCATTAAACACTAACCTTGACTTAATTGCTGTAGCTATGGTGAAGAAAAGTGGTGCAATACCATCAATATTTAGCAAAGCAGGGCTAAGCATACAGTTGTAACTCATCATCCACATAATAGCATCACTCGGATCATAAGGTAGTGTCATTGTAACGCCATTAACAGTAGGTGTAACTGTTACCGTAGTTTGAAACTCGACAATCGGCACACGTGATCTCATTATGGCTGTTTCAGCTGCGATATGTGCAGAAGTTACTACTGTGGCAGATTGGGCATCATCATAAGTTACTGAGTTATACCATGCACCAACCTGTCTAAACGCTTTCATAGCTGCAGCCACCATTACTCGTGGGAATTGAGATCCAGCACATAGTTTAATCATCTGTAAAAGGGACTGTCGATTCAAAGATCTAGAAATATTAACCCCACCTGTAACAGAATCATAAAGCCTTGATTGTAATTGACTTGTGGTAAAGGTAGAAGTTTGGAAACCGGTAGCTGCTGTAGGTATTGTAAGACCGCCTGCGGTTATGGCTGATGTATTGACTGAATCAAGAACTACAAATGTGATGTAAAAGTTATTGGCCACATTACCACATGGTAAATCATATGCATTAGTTAAACTCCATGGGTACCAAGACGAATTATTAGCTGTAGCTACATCAGCTGGTGCTACTACACAATTAAAACCACTAAAGCCGAGAGCATATATAGCGGCATCATAACCAGTTGAGATTGCTGCACGCACTATCGGTACAAAAATATGTGCTCCAACAGCTCCAGCGGTCTGCATTATTGCAAGTGAAGCTATCGTACCAGATGCGTAACTTGCATTTATTGACATAGCTATATATTGGTTTACAGTCATCCATTGCCAGTATACTGTAGGGCTAGTTTGGTTAACTGTAGAAGGCAGATACCCTTGGATAATATTTGATTCAGGCAAAGTAGGTAAAGAGTTGCTTAAGTTATCGTATCCGTCCAAATTATTAACACCAGCTATTAGTTGTGCTGCAGAAGTTGCGCCAATCAATGCATCTAGAAGTTTTACCATTGGCATAATAGGTGGTGTGAGTTTGCGCATTTGTACTTTCGACCACGAACCTTGTATTAAACTTTTTGATAGATCGGCAAAACCACCTAATATAGTATTGTTCTGCAATGGGACCAATTCCCTGTATTTGATAGATGTTATACCGTCCATAAGAGCTTTCTCAATAATATCAGGGTAAAAGTAATCAACCACCATACTATTAGCTTGTGTCTTTGTGCCAGCAAGATATTGATATTCAAGACCGGCATTGCCCCATTTGGTAACTGTTGCAGTAGTAATATCATGGTAAGCAGATGTAATTCCAGCAGTAAGACCGGGTCTGTATGGTGCATTGTAAATGGACGGTATCAAAGGGTTTGCATTCCTAGAACATAGTGAACCGATAATAGTGAAAGCACTGTTGTATGTATTGAGTTTTCCTTGTGCTACTTGAGCATACACATTCTTGAGTAGATTTGATAACCCAGGGTTATCCAACATATCACCGATTACATCATAAATATTGTTTTGTAAGAGATTAGATGATAGAGATTTCGAAACGTCACCGAGTTTAAAGGCGTCGGCGTTGCCTGTTGAAATGAGCGAGTCCCTCGACATTATACTCTCCGAGGGGTGAAGAGTTTCATTCGTAGAAGAATTAGTTTTAGAAATCATTGTAGTGTCCCGGATATCCTTTCGGGCCTAGAACACCTGCGACAACATGGCTGATTAGGCACACGCTGAAGTTTGCAGATTCTTTGTTTACTAGATGTTTACCAGTCGATTTCATTGCCACCGGTACGCAACTCAGACATAGGTTACATTTAAATAAGATAGATCAGTAAGGTTCATACTTTCACTCCGTCGCTTGGCGACTTCGCTAACGTCGTGTTACCACTTAACCTACCCACTCAAACGAATTCCACCCACCACACTTTCGCAGGTTTGGGTGTTATCACTCATCCTATTGTTTTCCTTGAACCAACATTACGTCGACATCATTCTAGAAGGTATTGCCACTCTCTATTCAATTCATCACACTGCTCGATTGTTGAATAGCCTCTAACTTTTGTCTCACTCTAATCATGAAAGATGGGTGTTTCTGGTACCAGAGCACACTTTTGAATTCCCACATTCCACTTTCAAATATACAACCACAGATGTTCCGCGAGGAGCAGAAAATCTTGAGTAGTTTGACA